TTCTATAGCACCGGCGAATGATGCCATGCTATCTTCTCACAAATCCGTTTTCGTCCATGAATCGGACGAAGGCTTGCTTGCCTCCCTTGAGGAGTCTCTGGGCGGCGAGTTCGTCCGGCACTATATACGCCGCCACTGACTGATTCTGCTGCGGGAGGTCCGCCCCGAACGAGGTTGCTGAATCAGCCGGGCTCGAGGAGATGACAGGGCCTCCCGAGACAAGGCCCCGCCTCGGTATCGAGGAGGCCCTTCTACTGGCAGAACCGGAGGCTGCGAGGGACCGGAGGGCGAACGGGTCCACAAGCCCTTCGTTGATCTTCTGCAGGGCGTCGTGACCGTATTTCGCTGCGGACGAGGCCCGGACCATGAACTCCCCCGCCGCAGCCCAAATCGGGATCTTGTCGGACGGGTGGAGACCGGCGGGGGCTCTTGCCGCTTCCCTCCCTCTCGGCATCGGTCCACCCTCCGCTCGACCGACAGGGCCTCCCTCCGCAAACCCCTCGGGGACACCCGAAGAAGACAACAGGAATGCGGCCAACAATAGCCTGTTCGCAATACTTGACCACTGAACACCCACAGAGGCCCACCCTGCGATGAGAGAAGCGTTCTGCGCGGCTTTGGTGGCCTCGAAGGTTTGTTCCGCGATAAACAGGGCGATGAATCTTGCCAGCAGGGTAGAGATAAGCGTTTGTACGATCTGCTGTCCGATCGAGAGTAGTGTCTGTCCCACGGCCTGTCTCAGGTTGGCGTTCCGGCGAGGGTCGAAGATATTGGCTACGACCTGGGCTCCGGTTCTGGACACCTCCTCGAGGGCGTTCTTGGTGATCCCGCTGATCTGCTCGAAGAGGGGCCTGACATCCTGGACAAACTGCTCGATGCCTTGGATCAATCCTTCTCTGAGCGGTCTTTCGAGACCTCTTCTGACTTCCTCCGCTCTTTCTCTTGCTTGGGCTAGGAGTAAGTTCCCCTCTCTCAGTTTCAGGTTCAGTTCGCCTTGAGTCTGGCTTATAAGACCTGTGATGCTCTTGGCCGCGTTCTTCTGGGCATTGATGTTCTCTTGGAGAGACTCCCTTTCTTCCTCTGTCTTGGCGAGTTCTTTCTGGGATTCGAGTTCCTCGGCGACAGACAAAGCCCTTTCTCTTTGCTGCCTGAGAGCGTTCAGGTTTCTCTGCCCTTCTTCTCGGGTGATATCCAGCCTTCTTCTGGCGAGGATGACCTGCAGCCTTGAGTTCTCAAGTAGGCGCTCGCTCACATCCGCGTTTCTGTTCTCGAAGTCAAATATCTTCTGAGCAAGATCCAGGGCCGATTCTCTATTCTCTTGCCTGAGATCGAAAGAGGCTGAGGACGCTTCGGCTGCTTGCCTCTGGGCGAGAACCTGATTGATTCTCCGTTCGAGGAGAGTCCTCTGACGGAGAGATTCGTTCAGATCATCCTGCAGGCCCTTCTCTTGCCCCCCGAGTTCAATCCGGGCCTTGAGGAGGTCGGAAATCTGCTGCACGGAGAGCCCGTACTTTTCGGACGACTCTCCGAGGTTGTCGAGTTGGTTCTTCGCAGAGGACAACAGGTCTTCTTGCCTGCTTATTTCAGAAGACACCTCCCTGAGTTCTTCCTTCGTAGACTCTGCTTCGTCGCTAAGACCTTCCTCCCTTTGGCGTGCCAGCCTCGCCCTGATGAGGGACCTCTCACTGCTCAGTTCGGCGGTCTCTCTTTCTATGTCCCTGATTCTCTTGACTTGCCTCTCGACCGTTCCGAGGAAACTCTGCTGCTGCTTGTTCAGGTTCGAGATCCGCCCCTCGTTGGCGAGCCTTCTCTGGGTCACATCCGCGATCTGCTGCTGCAGTTTGCGGATGTCCTCGTCTATCTTTTTGGCATCCTCTCTGAATTGGACGCGCGACCGGAAGGCCGAGGAAGTCAGGTCTTCGGCGGCGCCGGAGAGCCCGAGGGTTGCTCTGGTTTCCCGGAGATCGTCTGCGGTGTCTCTTATGTTGTCCCTGATCCGCTTCGACACCTCGGAGAGGGACTCGAGCGTCGTTACGGCTCTCCGGGCGCTGGGGGACAAGGAGTCAAACGCCTCGGACAGCGAATTAGAGCCCTCGACACCTCTCGAGATGCCGTCCACCAACTCCTTCACGGAGTCTTCCACTCTCCCCTTTACCTTATCGACGAAGCCCGTCACTGCCTCCTCGACCGTGGGGTCGTCTTCGGCGCCAAGCAGGACACCTTTCAGGAGTTCTTGGGTCTCTTCCTTGAGTTCTTTGATCTCTTGCTTGAGATCATCGGCCTTGTCCTTTGTATCGTCGGCGAGGTCGAGGAGTTTGTTTGTCAGGAAACTTCTGGCCTTGTCGAGGGACTCTACGGTTTCCTCTCCCACGATCCCGAGTCGTTGCAGCAGTCGCGCCGCTGATACGACCGGCCCGAGCAAGAGTTCGCTGATAAGGGCACCTATACCAATAATTATGGCCTTGAAGCCAGAGGAGATAAAGAGACCCAATCTCCTGAAAGCGATCCCTACTCTCTTCACTGTTGAGAAGACCCCAACGGCGAGAATCTTCGCAAAGGTGCTAAGTTTCGTATTACCGCCGACAACTTCATCGACGATCTTCTTGATCCCGAGAAGGATCGCGGCTGCCAGACCGACGATCGCACCTATGGTCAAGAAAATAGGAGCGAGGGATATGTTCAAGGCTGTGGACAGGGCCACAAGAGCGGAAAAAGAACTCACTATGGACGAGAGCGGCGCCAGAGCGAGGCCGAGGATCGTAGTAAACACCCCGACAAGGCCGGTGACGCTGGAAACAAGCAACTGCAGCGTGAACGCTATGGTTGCGATCCTCGTGACAAGCCTAACCAGCGATCTTATGTCGAGGTCTTCGCGGATGCCGAGGATCTCCTTGAAGGACTCCACGAGAACTCCGACGGTCTCCTGCACATCGGCTATGCCTTGCACGAACCCCTCGGTGATGCCCGCGATGATGTTTGTGCCTTCCGCGAGGACCTCGCCGAGGGATCTCGCGGACCTAACAGCCTGCCTCAGATCGAGGTTCTGGGCTATGCCCCTCGCCGAGGACAGAGCCTGCGCGAGTCCCTGCGAGATTTGCCTGACCACGAGAACCGCGCCGGGCGCCGGGGAGATGGCGTCGGTGAGCGGGTCTTGATCGACCAAGAGGTTGAAAAGGTCACGGGCCGCTTGCTTGACCTCGTCGAAGAACTCGACGCCGCCGGATTGCAGCAGCAACTCGAAGCCGTCCTGGATGCGCGCAACGAGCCCGTTGAAGGTGTTGAAACTGGCTTTGCCTGCTTCGTTGAAGGCGATGAACCTGTCGGTAAGGAACTCTGCCAGCACACCGGCTTCGCGTGCGTTGCGGATGTCCTCGTTCGTGATGCCGAGCGCCACGGCGATACGGGTCGTCCTCGCCTGGATGGTGCCCTGCAGGATCGAGCGGATCTCCTCGGCCAGTTGGTTCTGCGCGAGCCCGATGGCGGCAGCGGCCTGGGAAATCTGGACAGTGAATTCCCGGACTTGGTCGATGTCGAGACCAGCCGAGAGGCCGGGGGCGATGGCGACCTGGAAGGTATCGAGGAGGGTGCGGAAGGTGGCTGTTGTTCGGAGAGCGTCCTGACGGAGAAGTTCTGTCTGGCGTCTCGCCTCCTTCTGGGCGAGCACGAGCCCTTCGGCGCTATCGACCGCATCCCCGAACGGGTCTCTGATGTTGCCGACCGCGAGGAAGAGGGAGGCGATACCGAGTTGCGCCTGTTCGATCTCGGCGTTCACTCTGACAAGGGCGGCGACCGACCTGTTGAAGAGTTGGATCAGTTCTCGGACGACCGTGAACGCGGCGAGGATCCCGAAGAGGCGTCGGAAGGTGAAGGACACCCTGTTCGCTCGGTTCTGGGTGTTCTGCAGGGCCTCTCCTAGACCTGAGAGACGAGAGCGGAATGCCTTGAGTTCGTTGAGTTCCCGCTTATTCAGGAGGTCTACCCTACCCCTCTGAACAGCCGATGAGATAAGCCGTCTTCTTTCCTCCGCTTGCTGCAGTCTTCTTTGTAGTCTTTCCTCGGTGGAGAGGTTCTGGATTCTCTCGCTCGACCTCCTTCTCTGGACCCGTTCGAGCCGTTCTTGGGTTCTCAGGGCGTCCTTCTGCTCTTCGGTGACAGCCTGGAGCCTCCTCCGCTCCCGCTCGGTGAGTTCGGAGGACCTCTCCTTCGCAGCGCGGGCTCTCTGCTCAGCCCGGGTGCGCTTGTCGATGGTCTTGGTGACATCCTCTTCGGCGCGGCGGCGAGAGCGTGTCTGGCCCGCTGTCCTTCTGGCGACCTTGAACTGCTCCTCGGCGTCCTTCCGGGCCTTCCGGGTCTCGACATTGGCCTTGCGGGTCTGGTTCGCCAGTTGCCTGCGGGCATCGACCTCTTCCTTGAGCGCCTTCCCCACGAGGCCGGTCTCCCGACCGACCTTCTCCATGTCCTTTGAGAGGGCGCTGGCTTCTTTCCTGGCGGTTCTGAGTTGCCGGGAGGCATCCCCGAGGCGGATGCCCCTCCTCGCGGTCCTCTGCAACTTGAGGATCTCTGTTCGGGACTTCCGAACATCGCCGATGAGACGGGTGAACTCGGAATGGAACTGGTCCTGCGCGTCAATGATGTACCGCAGGCCGCCGCGATCAACCGCCATTTCGTACTCCTCAGAAGCCCGACCCCGCGAAGGACAGGAAGTCGTTGAGGTCCCCTACTCCTGTTTGCACCCCAATGACCTTGTCGAGTTCTTTCTTCATCTTCTTGATGTCCTTGGCTTCCCCGTGATGGGCAAGCCTTTCTAAGTGGATCTTTTCAAGTTGTCTCTTCGCGTCGTTCCTCCTAGCGGACAGGTACAGAGAGTCGAACTCCGAAAGATCGAGGGTCAGGAGCCAGAGGGTGTCGTGCCCTCGGGCTGAGAGCCATTCGACGGCGTCTCCGAGTTCGACCCAGGGGTCTGATCCTCCTCCGCCAGAGTTGCGTCCCGGAGTTTCTGGTCCAGCCTCTCCCTGACTGTCTTTCCCAAAGGGCCGAGCACCCCCTCGTTCGCTCTGATAACACCCCCGATCATCTGGCCGAGCACGGGAAGGGGGACATTCTGGATGAACTCAGACCCCGGCGGGTTGTCCCTGTCGCCCCGGGGGAAGATGTCCTTCATGGAGTCCATGATGATTTCGCCCAGGGCGCCGATGTTCTGGCTGTCGGTCAGGGCCTCGATGAACTCCTGAATGGCGTACTGCCGTCTCTTGGATTGCTGCTCCTCGAGTTTCGGGTCGATCGCCATGATTTCCATGATCTCCCCTCCGGGTTCCCCGTCCTGCCCGGCGTACTTGCTGCTCTTCGAGGAGACATTGGCCTCGTTCCTTCGGAATGTATCGACGAGTTTCCCAAGGGGCGAGGCAAGGCCCTTCAACTTGAAAATCTTGCCTGCAGAAATCTCGTGGAAAGTGACATCTTCTCCGTTGATGTTTACTGAGACACTGTTCCCTGCTTCAAGGAACGCGACTTTGCTCTTCCAATCGCTCATGTTGACACCTCGGTTCGGGTTGCGTGTTCTTACGAAAGAATGAGGCCCGCCCGCGTTCCACGAGCGGGCCTCGGTGAGAGAATATCCCAAGAAGGGAGAGGCAGAGTCTAGGCGATCGCTCAGGTCTGCGGCGAGGACACGGTGCGGATGGTCAGCGTCGGGGAATCCGGGTCCGCGGCCTCATTCCGTTCCGCGACAGCGGTGAAGGTCATCTGGGTGTACTCATCCGAGATGAGCCCGAAGTCCCCCTCGGCCTTGAGCGAGACCTGGTGGAACTGGAACTCGCTCCGCCTGTCGTTCGCGGCGGGGTTCTCGGAGATGAACTTGAGCGCCCCCGTCACGGTGGTCTTGGTCAGGGACTTGACCTCGGGGATGTACTCATCCGCCGATGTGTCCGCCGTCAACTCGAAGTCGATGCCGTTCGATGTAGTCAAGGACCCGCCGGTCAGCACGAAAATCCGGCCCATCTCCTCGTCCACTTCGTAGTCCGTGTCCTTGGTCAGCGTCGTAGCCCCGTCGTCCTTGACGGTGAGGTTCGACGCCTTGATGTCGTAACAGCGGTTCCCGTTGCCGTCCACCAGATCGTACCAGCGACCGAGAACCACCTCACCCACGGCGACGAGTTCTCTTTCGGTCACGCCCGAGTGGGTCGGGTTGTCGTGGCCGCTGCTGTCCGAAGCGTCAAGGCCCGCGATATCGCCGGAGAGGAACTCCGCGAGGTTCTGGGCGTTGATCTCATCGAGCGACAGGGAGAGGTTCACCTTCTGGGAGATGGTGACTTCCTTATCCGTGATCTTGAGACCACCCCTCGAGGACTGGTGCTCCAAGGTTTCGACCTCGAGGGAGATGCTGAACTCCGGCGCGTTGCCGAGGTCGCGGTACTCCTTCGGGTTGCCGGACGAATCGAGGAAGGCGAAAAACACCTTCCCTCTTCCGAGGTTGTAACTGCTTGTGTCGGGCTTGCCTGTCGTGTTCGGGCGTGGCATGTCGGGGCTCCTTTAGTTTCTCTCGACTTCTGCGTCGATCTGGTATACGACTCTCATCGGTCCTCCCCTTCTGGGAGGCTCTTCGTGATCCGTGTTCGTCACCGTGAGCAAGACTTGTGGATGGTCATTTTCCTTGTCCCTTTCCGTGAAAGGCACAGAGAACAGGATGGCCTCCAGATCCGAGAGATCGACTTCTGATCCGAAGGAGACCCGGAGGTCGAATCTCCATTCTGCGGGTATGTACACGAGGTCCCTGCCGTACCTGCGGTCGATCTCCATTTCCTTTGACACCTGATTGACCTCAACGCTCTGCGGAGAGGCGCTGTCTGCCTCGTCGACGGACGAGGAATCGTCTCCCGCGTAGACGATCCGAGGGTAAGAAACAGAAGCCACGATCTCCCGGAGTTTGTTCTGGATCCTCGTCTTGTCGTACTTCCACGGCACATCAGCACTCCTTGACAGGGAACCTGCTCACGGTGCCGCCGGGCCGGTGGACGGGCGAATCAAGCGGGCCGATCACGGATGCGGAGACTTCGCCGTCCTGACCCGTGCCTGCAAGATCATCGAGAAGCACCACGGCATCGGCCATGAGTTGCTCTACTTCGGCGCCGAGCCGGTCTTCCTCGAACCGGGAAGTCAGCCCTTCCTCGTTGAACCGATCGAAGGAGGTCCCTTGAGACTCCCGGAACATGATGGGCATTTTCCTCAGGAGTTCCGCGCGGACGATCTTTTCTTCTGCTACGGACGCCTTGATCCTTCTGCGAGCATCGCTCGTATTCGGGTTGTCGGAGTACGGAACCGACCTGATCTCGACCACCAACGCTTCTCCGATGTGGTCGTAGATCGAAACGACCGCCGCGAGGATCGCCGAGTCGATCGCCGCCTGCGCATCTGCGCTGTCGGCGGACGACAGCCTCAACTGTGCCACCAGGCTGTCCCGATCTTCTGCGAACAGCGGATCTGCCATCACTGCCTCACAAGGTCTGCCTGCAGAGCGGCTCTGGCCTCTTCGAGGGTCTCGTATGCATCGAACGACCCGCGTTCGTCTTCGGGGAGTCTTTCGATGACCATTGAGTTGAGCGTGTCGAGGTCGAGCCCTTCCAACTGCTCGTCGGTCAGGTTGAAACCGCTGCCTCCCTCTCCGTTGGTGACGGTCGCGCTGTTGCCGCCCGGGAAGTTGATCTCGGACTCGCCGGGCGTGATCGCTCTCCCCCCGAACGACTCCACGAGTTTGTCCGGCCCTGTCGGCGCCGAGGGGTCCTTGTTCGCGTCCGTGGGGAGCACGGGCTGATCCTCCCTGCGGACCCCGGGCTGCAGGAGACCGAGATCGAACTGGGTCCCTACGGGGATGATGTACCCGTTCAGGACATGGTCCTCGAGCGAGGACTTCCCGCTCCGGCCCGCTTTCGTGCCGGTGAGATGCTCGGCCACTTCGTCCGGCAAGACGCACGGACCCCGGAACAGTTTGTTGCCGACGATGATCGAAGCGCCTTCGCTTACTCTGAATTGCTGGTCCACAGAAATACCTCCTCAGTAGGTTTCAGGAATAAGAGGCAGGCCCGAGGGTCCGAGCCCACCCCTCCGAGGTTCTCGGAAGGCTCCCCGGCGTTAGCCGGAGACGACCTTCATCGAAACATGCGCGTCCGGGCGACGCGGCACGGGAAGAGGACACGAGTGGGTCAGCGCCATCATCGCGGAGGGGTCCTGAACCTCCCACGACTTGCTGAATCTGCGGGACTGGATCTGACCGCCCCGCAGCGCGGCCATGTCGGTGATCGCACCGTAATACATGACCCGGTCAGCCGCCGGGGAGGTGGTCACGAACTCCGCGTACTTCGGGCGGATCAGGTCCACCGAGGACCCGTTCACCATGACCGTGCGGGGGTACGCCCACCAGCGAATGCCGAAGACCTCGCCGAGGAAGATCGCGCCGTCCTCGCTGACCTGGTCCACGAAGGAGGCGTTGCCCGCAGTGACATTCCGCTGATCCAGGACCTTGATGACGCCCGTAGCGATCAGTTCCTGGAAGATCGCTCTGGCCTCGGAGCCGAGAATGCAATCGGTGGGGACGAGGCCGACAGCGTCCGAGAACAACTCCTTGGCGGCGTAGACATTCGCCTCCATCCTGACATTCGCGGGGGTCGCGTCGTCCCAGAAAGTGGAGAGCGTGACATTGTGCCCCGCGCTCCGGGGGTAGGTGACGGTGAAGGCTTCCTCGTCCTCGTTCGAGTACGAGATGGTTCCCTGCATCGCCATCGACACGAGGTACTCCTCCGCGTTGGTGATGTAGTCGGCCATCACCTGGAGGTCCCGGTTGATGTGCTGCTGGACCGCGCTGAGTTGGGTGCCCGGATCAATGAAGATCGGAGTCCCGGGTCGCCGACCGTAGAGCAGTTCACTCGGGTGGAACGGACGCTTGATCCTGATGTTCGTCGGGGAGACGGACTGGAAGGACTCGTTGTGCCCTCCGACCATCCTCGCTTCCGCACCACGACGCACGAACGGGGCGGCTTCTCGCCCCTTCGTCAGCAGGCCGTACTCGATAGTCTGTGTCGAGACGGTCTGCTCGTTGGAGTAGAGCAGCCGTCTCAGGAACTGATTGGGCGACTTGATCTCATTGACCGTCGCCGTCAGTGTTTGCCATTTGAGTTCGTCGATCATTTCGTTACTCCTGAGAAGAGAAGATCAAGTACCGGAGGGGATGCCCTGAACGATGAGGCCCCAGTCCTGCGCGTCGCGGAGGGCCTGAGTCCATTCGGCATCGGTGGCGCCGCTGTCCACATCGTCCTTGGCCGGAAGGTCGTCGTAGTGGACCGTACCACGGAGCATGATGTTTCCGATGACTTCGTCGGATGCGTCGAGTTCGACATCGTCCGTCCAAACAAAGCCACGGATTGTGTCGATACCGTTCGAGCCGTCGTGGTCCCACGGGACGAAGTGATTGGTCGAGGTGTTGAGCGCCACCGGCGTCAACTTCTTGAGGGTGCCGGAGCCCGTCGCAAACAGTTTGGAATCCACGGTCTCGGGCCAGATCCGGGGACCGGAGCCGAGCCCTGTCGTGCTGCTGAAAAGTTCTTTCTTCTGAGTTGCCATTATTCAGGCTCCTTTGTGTGCTTCCTTGGGCGTATCAGCCGTCGTATCCCCGGGACTTGTTGATGCCAGCCGCCATCGTGCGGCCTTTTTCGATGAGGGTCATGTCTTCTTTGGAGACCCCTACGGTCGCCGTCGTGTCCGGCTGGTCATCCTTCGGCGCGTTGGACGGCGCGGCCCGGCGGCGACCCCTGGCGGGGGAGGCGGTCTGGGCTTTCTTGACGATCTCCTCGGGGTACTCTTTGTTGAGTTCGGCGAGTTCCTCGGCGGCCCCGGCGACCGAATCCGCGTCGGACGGGTCCATCTCCTTCTCGATGTCGTACCGCTTCCTCTGGTACTCGAAGGTCTGCACATCTTCCGGGTCCGTGATGTCGCCCTTGAACACCGGCTCCTGGACCTGAGTGCTCTTGTCCTTCTTGGGAGTCTCGGTGGTCTCCTCGGACTTCGAGAGGTCGGCCTTGACGATGTTCCCGTTCTCGTCCGACTTGACCAGACCCGCCTGCTCGAGCGTGTTGGTCAGGGACTTGCTGACGCCCTCGATGAGAGTCTTGTTCGACTCTTCGAGCGCCTTCTGGAGTTCTTCTGAGGTCATGTCGATTTCTCCTGTAAGAGTGATGCTCTGAAATGCGCTCGACCTCGAAAGGCCGAGGTGTTCGGCGAGTTCTGTCAGCAACCTCTTGGACTTCGGCTCCCTCGCGGCCTTCTCGGTGTACTCGACCAGCGCGGGGCCGGAGAGAGAGACACCGGCCCAATCACCGCTTCTGTAGAGATTCCTGAGTTCCTCGTTCTCTACCTTGATGAGCACGGCCCACGAGCCGGTCAGGTCCCCGACCGGGTTTCCTTCGTAGTCGGTGATGTTGTCGAACCTGCTGTCGCCCTTCTGGACAATGAAAGACTCCGCGACGAAGGCATCCTCGGGCGCGATGGCCTTGCCGTTGTGTCTGAGGTCGATCTGGCCCCCGTCCTTGTGGTAGGAGTGGGCCATCTCCTTCACGACCTCGGCGTCGGCAATGTCGCCGTGCGCGTCCCGCTGGTCCGGGGAGTACACGACCGCCAGCAACTCGCCCTCATCGTTCATGGATTTCGCAATCGCCATGTTGAACTCGGCGGTCTCTTCGTCGGACTTGTAGATGACCGGGAGTTTGTTGGCCCCTCGGGGCACGAGCGAAATGAACTGGGGGAAGACCTTTCGGAGTCGCCGGTTCTTTCCTTTGGCCCCCATGCTCTTGCGCACATGGGAAAGACATGCCTGCACACGGCTTCCCTCATCGGGCCAGTTCTTCACGACCTCCTCGTCCTTCAACAGGCGGGCGATGAAGGAATCAGGAGTCTCACCGGGATGGATCTGAGGCATCTCCATGCACGCACCCTATACTGCGGTCAAGGCCCCCGCAAGCAGCAAGTACCGGGTCTGGATAGCATTAGCCGAACTTTGTGGAGAATTTTCCGATGAGCCAACAAGTCACCAGGTCCGTCACCATCAGAAAGCCCCAGAGAAGCCTCTACGGGGACATGACGAACGGCGGATCCCTGCATGAGGCGATCTTGAGAAAGGAGATCCCGCCGGGCAATGACGGGAAGTCTGCTCAGGGCGCGAACACGGGTACGAGAGCACACCTCTATGACCTGTCCATGCTGCAAGCACTCAAGGAGTTCAACGAGCACCACGCGACTTGCATCCATGCAAAGGTCTCGGCAACAGTGGGTCTTGGCTTCTTGAATGAGACAGAGAAACAAGAACAACAGAACGGGCCAACTCCTTCTCCTGTGCAAGCACCCCAGCCTGACGAGAACGGCGACGCGCCGGAGCAACCTCAACAGGCAATCGTTCCGCTGTACAGCCCGGCCAAAGCGGACGAAGTCCTTGACCCACTGACCACGATCTCATGGCACGACACCATGATGGATGTGTGCGAAAATTTCTTCGAGACAGGAAACGGATACCTCGAGGTCGTGCGATCGGGACAGGAGATCGTGGGAATACACCACCTCCCCTCGAAAGATGTTCGCATTGTCGTAGACGACAACGAGGGCAACTTCCACTACGCGGTCACGGGGGAGGGGTCTGTGGGTCACTCTGCGGATAGGCACTTCGCCGTGTTCGGGGACAAACAGGACTTCATAGACCGGGTCTCCCAGAAAAGCGTCACCTTCTCGGGGACCTCGGTGAACGCCAATGAACCGGACTCCGTGTCCGAGGTCATCCACTTCCGCAAGCCCTCGTCCAAGTCGAAGTGGTACGGCGCCCCGGACTGGATCAGCGCGGTGCCGATGATCGAACTGGCTCAGATGCTGCACCAGTACAAGTTCGACTTCTTCAACAACAGGGGCGTGCCAGAGTTCATGCTGTTCGTCACCGGGGGCAAGGTCAGCGACAAAGACTGGGCCAATATCGTTGATGCAATGAAGGCCAACATCGGTTTGGGGAACTCCCACAAGAGCGTGGCCGTCAATATCCCGTTGAAGGATATCGAGATCCAGGTCGAGAAGTTGGCTATGGAGACCAGCAAGGACGAGGACTTCAAGATGCTCAAAGAGACCATCGCCCTGTCCGTCGTTACTGCGCACAAGGTCCCGCCTCTGCTGGCAGGAATCCAGATCCCCGGCAAACTCGGCGCGACGAACGAACTGTCCCAAGCATTGATCGCGTTCCAGTCCCTCGTGATCGGGCAGGCCCAGAGACTGTTCCAGTCAACTCTGGCCCGCACCCTCGCGGGAGACAACGGGGTCAAGAGCCTGACGGGAGAGGATTTCACCTTCAAGACCATCACGGACGACCTCGACCCCTCCAAAATGAGTGCGATCGGCAGAATGCACCAGCCCTTGCCGGAAGCCAACGCCGAGGGCAGAGATCCCGAAGACGGAATGAGGGACTGACCAATGAGGGTCTCTGTGACCAGCAGAGAGCAGACCGATCGCTACTGCGAATCCTTGCTGAGTATGCAGGAAAGATGCAAGCAGCGAGGGCTTGACTTCAAGACCGAGATGACCGCGCTCGCCGAGTTGTGGATCGGCATGGACTCCATAACCCCGCCGCAGAGCAGCGCCTCCCCCGCCCGGGGGTTGCGGGCAACGCAGCCCTCCGCCGTTGCTTCGTACCGCTTGCCAGCACTCGACACCCCGCCGCCCGATCACACCAAGCGAGCCCCGACCTGCAAAGAGCCTGTCTTGAAGCGGGTCGAACACCTCCTCGAGGACGGCATACCTCGCTCGCGCGACGAGATCGCCGCCGCGATCGGCTCGAGCAAGTCATCCGTTGCCACCGCGATGCTCAAGCATCCCTCAAAGTTCTCTGAGCGTCAGAGAACCGGCAAGATAAAATACTGGGTGCTTTCGGAGACCTCATGAGCCAGATCGACGAGTTCCAGATCAGACTCCTCCGCAAACTGCTCGCTGCGGGCAGGAGGCGTGCGCGCAACTACATCCTGGGATCAGGTGGCGCGCACAAATCGCGCACCCTGGCCCGGGAGATGCAGTCCTTCATCCAGACGACCGAGAGGGGCTTCCTCTATGTGGACCCGTACTGGGCTGTCTATTTCCACGACGGAAGGACCTCGATCGTCGGCAAGAACCTCGTGTGGTTCAAGAACCCCAGGCTGGACCCGAGACGCCCCGGCGGGAGGACACCGAACCGCGCCAGGGACCTCCGCAGCCTTACCAAGAGCGAGTTCCGAGACGCGAGAGAGAAGGGCCAAATCATCGTCACAAGAAGGGTGCGGGGCGTGTCGCCGACGCCGTTCTTCTCGAACCGTGGAGGCATGGCGGGATTCCGCGCGGAAGCAGGGCGGATCGTTCAACGGGAGTTCAGGCGGTTCCTCGTCGAACAACTCGGGGAGGATCTACTTCGTAGCGGAACCATCTCTCTGCCAGTTCAGTTTCGATAGGGTCTCCAAGAGCCAGTCCGCTTCCTCGATGCCGAGCCGGGGGTTCGCGTACTTCTGAGGGGTCGAGTAGAGGACGGCGCTCTCGTGCCCGTATGACCCGACCAGGGAGAGCACGCGGTCGAGGTATTCTTTCCTGACCTTGACCTCTCCGAACGCCGAAGAACAGGCCATGCCGGGCAACGGGAGCCACGGCAGGACAACTTCTTCTTTGGCTCCTTGGCTGCGAAGAACGCGATCGGCGGCGATGCAGGACACATTCTCCGCGTCGAGAACAGAGTCGCCTTGGCCGACGGCGCCGGTCGCGCTGAACCACATCTCCGGGGTGGCCCACCCCCGAGGACTCGGGACAAGATCCAAGTCGGGGGAGGGGACCCCCGGTGGGTTATGCACCGGGACGCTCGAGGGGTCAAGGAACAGGAAGGGGATGTCCGGTTCTTGCGGTCCTTTGTGATGTCCTCGGTTCGAGACCTTTGCTTCTGGGAAGCATTCAAGGACTCTTTCGTATAGAAGTTCTATGTAGGTGTGTTCCGCAAGATTTTTTATGAGAGATATCATAGTCAAGAACTCTATGTTGTCTTTGTGGATCAAGGGCCTGTCCCGGGAAGGGGCCGGGTACCGCATAGATTCCACTATGTCGATAAGAGTTGCGCCTTTCGGCCTGAACTCCTTGAAAGAAAACTTCTTGTCCGTCGTGATGTCTTTCCACTGCTCGACGATGTCGTCTTGCAAGAGGATGGGCATGACCTCGAACAAGAACATGCCGGGCGATGGCAGCCTCATTCTCTTGAGCAACTTCTCGAGGACCCCGAAGAACTCCCGGCACCAGTCCGCCCACGCCGAGAACCCGGCCTCACAGAATATCGGCAACTCATCGTGAGGGTTCCGCGTCGCGGGAATCCCTCCGTTCCCGACCGAAGGCAGGGCCAGCGCGTAGCCGGTCATGTCCTTGCCCGCAGAGTCGAAGATGTTGCGGTCTTCCTCGATTCTGAGAGCGACCTCCCCAGCCGCCTCTACAGGCATCCTGTAGTAGGCGTGTCTGTCAAACCTCCAGACCGTCACCGGCATGAAGCCGGGGCGGCGCCAGAGGTCATGGGAAATGCTCGGGCGCAAGAACGAGTGAACGAGCATCGAATCACCCACGGCGGGCTCTCCTTCTTTCTTCGGTGGACACTTGGCTCAAGCCGTGCAAGGCCAAGCCCACGGCATCGAGGACATGCTTCCAGTCCCCGGGGTTGATGGGCGACTCACGGACGGCGGACCCTCTCGGTGGGTCTGGCACACAGTAACCCGATCGCTTCGAGTACGCCCAGTCGAGCCTTCTGCAGATGCTCGCCTGATGCACGGCCTTGGGCACGCGCCCCTTCCACTGGGAGGGCTTCGGGAGGAGAACCTTGTCGGGCAGGAGGGCCTGCGCGAACACACCGGCCAAGAGGCCCCCAGAGACCCCGAGGGTCAGGATGTCGCCCGGAGGAGCCGAACTGCCCCGGTGGATCTCCTGCCCCTCACAGACGAGGATGTCGGGCTCCAGGCGAGCGAGGGACGCTTCATTGTCGGACAGGTAATCCAGCGCGGCGTCGAGGGTGCGCAGCAGTCTGTCCTGCCCCTTCGCGCTGCCGATATCGACCTTGATGCTGTCTACCCGCAAGACCTCCGGCGGCGAGGAGGGGCCGCTCGAGGACTTGACGAATGCGACCCCCGGGGTCTTCACCTCCGGGTCTATCCCAATGCAGATCATAAGCACCCCCGGCAGGACTCGAACCTGCAACCCTCGGCTTAGAAGGCCGATGCTCTGTCCAGTTGAGCCACGGGAGTAGAAGAACCCCTCGGGGAAAGGACCGTAGCGCCTTCGCAGTCCGGCTCCCCGAGGGGGTGAGGGGTCAGTTGACCTCTTCGCAGGTGATGGCGATTTGCTTCTGGTTCGCCAGCGTCGCCTTGAAGAACTTGCAGCCCTTCGGGGGCTTCGGCGCCCGGCGCGACATGACCGAGGCGAGGCGGCTGTGGTAGTTGGCCGGGGTGACTCCCTCGGGGATGTCCACCGTGACCATCTCTCCGACCTTGAGAGTCCCGAGTTTCTCCATGAGCGGGTCGTAGATCGACCCTCTCTCACCGGGGCCGACGAACTCGGCGCCTTCGACCTTGGAGACGCCCCGGATCTTGGGCTTCACGGAGGGCATTTTCTTCTTCTGAGTAGCGGTCATGTCAGTTCTCCTTATCTGGGTCTGTCGGAACGAGGAACCCTTCGTTGTCGTACTCGGGGTCTACAAACTTGTCCCACCTCGTCATTATCACAGGCTCTGCCTTCGCCCTGACATCGGGCGTCACTGCCTGCATTGATTCGACCATAGTACCCGCAACCCCGGAAAGCAAGTTGGTCATGGCTTCCGGGGTGTCCTGCACGATCTCCCCAACGATTTCGTCGTGGATGAACATGAGAGGAAACACTTTGCCGTAGATGCTGGAGGTCTTTGTCATAGAGTCCTTCACAACCTCGTAGGTCCCGAGGAGCGCACCCTCCGCAGAGGGGGTCTGGAGAGCCATACCGTTGCAGCACGCGCAGTAGTCACATGCCATCCTCCACATGCCCATAGGACTCTCGTAGCGGAACCTCTCCTTCTCGATGGTTTCTTCGTACCACTCACCCTGATCGTCCTGCTTCTGGACGGTGACGGTCCTCGGCCCGTTGAGGTTGTCCAGACAGCCGTGCTGCACATGGTCGAAAAACAGTTGGGCTTCCGGGAAGGTCTGCTTCCAAACCTCCTTGAGAAGAACCGCTTTCTCTCTATCTACTTGAATCCCGTAGGTGCCCTTCGCATACTTGATGAAGGTGTCGGCGCCGAGCCCGCCCGGGTATCCGAGCCCTGTGGGTTTGGCGAAAGTCCTGAAATGCTTGAAGATGTCCTTCGTCTCTTTATGGTCCCTGAGCGACATGAACAGTTCATAGACTTCGTCGTAGTCCTCGGGGTTGACTTCAGCGCAAGCCAGTTCCCGAAAGTCCTCGTCCGTGGACATGGCGATCTGGGCACCAAGGTATGCGTGCGGGTCTCTGCCAGAGTTGATAATCTCGGCAAGATGCGAGTACCCAAACAAGTTGATACAGGCTTGAGCAAATGTCCCGAGTTCCATCGCACCGTAGTCGATCGAAAACATCCAATGGCCGGGGCGAGGAACATATCCCCTTCGCATACGGGGGTCCACATTCTGACAGTTGAAACTCGGGTAGAGGTCTCCGGCAAAGGAGGAGGTCCTGCCGGTCGCCTTGAGTGAGTCGAAGTTCGGGTAGACAACAGGGGCGACCTCGCCCTCCCATTTCATCCTGGGGATCTCGGTCGTGAGCATCTTCTGGAAGGTCTGCCGGAACTTGTACTCATCGAGCACGGGATCGAGGTGGGCGTAGTCCTCGAGCCAGTCCTTGTCTACGGAGACCTGTCCCTCCGGGAAGTTGTCGGTCGGCGCGGTCCTCTTGACCTCGATGTCGGGGTTCTCCTTGGAGATGTTCTCGACATGCGCCACCAACTTCGTCTTATCTACTGACTCCTTCTTGCCCTTCGTCATTTTGGGAGGGCAGTCGCAGTTTGACCTGTCGGTGCAGTCCTCGGCGTGGTCCTTGGCGCCATTGGCGTATGGCCTTGGGGGTTCCTCCGGCTTGAGGATGCCAGCATCCATGAGGTTCTCGAGCCTGCCCGGGTGAAGTTCCTCGGCGATCTCCGCTTCGACCCTCTCGACCCTTTCCTTGTCCGTCTTGACGCCCCTCGCGGACATGAGCGACAAGGCGCAATCCACGGCGCAGCGGAACTCCAGCACGGCGAAGGGGTCGTGCCCGGCGTTCTCGATGATGTTCTGGCGAGCATCCTCCTGCGCGTAGTAGACAGCACGCGCCCACACAGCATCCGAAGCGGCGTAGTCCACGGCCTCCTGGGGCCACTCGGATACCGGCGTGTCCTCGAGGACAGAATAGTTCAGCCTCCACGAGTCCTCGACACCCTGCACTTCCATCTCGCCGGTCTTGGCGTTCCGCTTGAGGGACGACTTGTCCTCTGTTATGTCCACACCGAAGTACTGCATAACAAGATCAGACAAGCCGTACTTGATCTTGGTCGTCGTGCCTCCGACAGTGTAGTACTCAAGGTTGCCGTGACTGGTCAGATTCAGGAGTTTTTCTCGGATCTTGGTGCAGGTCAATCTCCCGTCCTCGAGCATCTGAAAGATCGCGGGGAGGTACTCGTCGTCGTACCTCGCCATCACGCCGACATCGAAACTCAGGGAGTGAGCGACTCGTGTGCAGTCATCTTCCAGGTTGAAGAGGGCATCGGCGGTCGGCCTGAACGAAGACTCGCAGACGGAGACGACCTCGGCCTGTTCTTGTTCGATGCAGGTCTGCAGGCAGACGACAGGCGGATGCACATTCCCCGGAGAGATTCTGTGGGTCTCGGTATCCCACCCTACGACGATGCGGTCCTCGGTCATGCAGCACTCCTCGGTCTTGGTCTCGGGAAACCGCCACCGCCCCGGCAGAGGCGGCGGCGGGAAGAAAGGAAAGAGATCGGGTCAGCCCTGCTGCTGCGGGTACTGGGAAGCCTGCGGCGGCGGCGCGGGCTGCTGAGGGTACTGGGGCTGCTGCGGGGGCGCCTGCTGGGGCTGTTGCGGGTACTGCGTCGGCGCGGGCTGCTGAGGGTACTGCGCCGGCGCGGGCGCGGGCTGGCCCGCCTCGACGGACTTCAACTGCTGCAGGAGATCGCCCGGGAAGACCACCGAAAGGGTCTGAGGGCTGCAGTTCTGTTCGACTTCAGAGATCGGGACCTCCCGCTTGTAGTCGATCTGGGTGAAGTCGTAGTTCTTCTTGGTCTTGACATTGACCGCAAAGAACTCCACGCAGGTGTTCGCCAAGGGCTGGTCGTCTCCGACGATCAACATGGCGTTCTCCTCCGTCACCTCCTCCTCGGGCAGACCGAGAGTGTTCGCCACGAACGCCTTGATGTTCCCGAGGAACGAGTCGTGTCGGACCATCAAGAGGTGAGTGATCTCCTCGGTCTCCCGGTGCCCCCGCCCTTCGTCATTGTCGATCACGAGGAGTGTGGTCATCTCAATAGCGACGAAACTATCGCCGTTCCGATTCTGCCCCGCCTTGCAGCGGTTGATCTTCGCCCAGTACCTTCCGGGGCGGACATAGTTCGCCGCGATGCGGGACTTGGCGTTTCCGAGGCCCGAGAAGATCGCTTGGACATCCACTGGTTGTTGCTGGTTCATCTGACTCATTTCGAGTTGCTCCTTGTGTTGCGTGTTCTTGTTACTGGTCAGAAAGAAATACTCGGCACTACGCTATGCCGATGTGTCGCGCCTCTCGTCTTCGGAGAGGATCTTTTTGAGTTTATCGACTGGGTCTCGCTTTGCTACGAGGACGACCGCCACTTGCTGCAGAACGAGATGGAGGAACATCGCCAGCAGGAAGAATATCCACGCGAGCATAACCATAGTGCCCGTGAAGATTTTAGCGTTCTCGGTGACTGCCACAAAAAACTCTGTCATTTTTACTGTGCTCCGAATCTTTCTTGCAGCGCTACAGCGCTGTCTTTGTCGAGATTGTACACCTGGAGTCCTCTCTCGAGCAAGACTTCGGGAGGAAAAAGTTTCGGTACGGGGTTGTACACCGCTTGGATCAGTTTCTGCCGCGATCCCGTGGTCTGGTGGATGTACAGGGAGTCGTTCAGGCAGGCCGCGAAGTTCATGTCGTCGAAGAGAAGGGTGTTATTTGTGACAACAAATAACTCGTCCGCTGCCTGGCCGTTCCGGTGAGTTCGGCCCAGCAACTGCTCAGCCGTGCCCGCCGGTCTAGGCCACTGCAGCATGTACTGGTGCTCGAAATGCTGCAAGTTCTTCCCTGTGCCGTGCGCCGTGATCGACGCCACGATCACACGGTCAGCATTGTTGGTGTTCACGATGACCGCATCGGACTCCTTGCCCGCAGGACAATGGATCGGATTGATTCCCTGTTCTCTGAGCCCGTCAACGACCCACCTCCCCATCTCCTGGTGGTGGACCCAGATGATGCCGCCTTTCTTCTTCGGGAGCGACATAGCCCACGACACAGCGGCGTTGATCTTATAAGGGCAAACGCGGATGGCGTGGCCTTCTCGCTCGGGCCTCCCCTCGAAGTCTGCCGCGCGCATCTCGCACCACTTCTGGTACAGTTCTCCGGGGACATCCCTGTCTCCGTGCTGGGCCATGTTCGACCCCACGAGCATCGGGGTGTCTAGGTTCTTTTGGGACTCGTACCGCAGGAATCTCCGCAACTCCTCGGCGTATATCTGATGCGCTTCGTGGTGGTCTTTGGCTCTCTCTATCAGGCTTTCGGCTTCGGACGAGATAATCTCTCTCTGCCTGCAGAGGGTCTCGGGTTCCGGCCATCGGAGTTCGTTATAGAAGCCCGCCGAGAGTTCGTAGAGCCACTTGAACTTGTGGATTGAGTATTCGATCTCGTCATCGTTCGGCGTGAGCCACTCATCTTCGACTTTCCTCATCAGTTCGGACAGCAGGCTCCATCCCTCTACGGACTCGTATCCTCTGACCTTCTCGTTTTTGACAACGAGCGATGTGCCGATCTCCGCATCCCCCGAGGACACAACTCCGGGACAGGTCGAGAGCCTGAGTTTGTACGCCCTGCGGAACCCGGACCTGTTGTCGGTGTACACCTGCGGGTTCTTGATGTCCACGGTCCTAGCCCAGTCCACCAAGGGTTGGAGCGGCCCTGTCATGGACGCCCCCGCGCTGTCCTCGGCGGAAGCGTCGAGCGCCTCGGCCCATTCGTTCGTCATGGAAACAGACAGGGGTAAGGGGCAGTTCGACCCCAGGCACCAACGGATCAGGTGGTGGTAGTCCAATATGCTCTTGCGGGTTATGGTGCCCGAGAGCCCGACTCCGAGGGGTTTGTGCTTGTGGACATACTCCATCACCCGCCTTGTCCTGGCGGCCCTGCGGTCCTTGAGGTACTGGATCTCGTCGCACACGATCAGTCCCGGCTCGATCGCATCGAGGTTGTCCGTGGCGTCCTTTGTGGAGAGCAAAGAATAGGGCATGATGTACAGCCCGGCGTTCCCGCTCGTCGCCATCCTCCGCCTGACATGCGACGGCTTGTCGTACAGGGAATGGACCGGGTAGCAGACAGGGATTCTGGATCTGGCCCACTTGAGGTCCGTGGTCAGCAACTGCGGCATGACCGAAGATGGCGCCATGAGGACAATCTTCTTGATCCTGAACAGCGCATATGCGATGTACGCGCAGAGGAGCGTTATAAGGGTCTTGCCCCACCCGACTCCGATCGGGGCGAACAAGCCCCGGTTGGTCTGAAACGCGAGCCCCGAGCCGGATTGAGTCTTGAATAGTCGAAACCCGGACAGGTACGCCTCTGCCTGCAGTACCTGTCTGCAGTACGCTTCATGCTCCTCATCAGTCATGTCGAAAGTGACAGGCAGACCAACTATCCTGTTGATCTCGTACATTGAGATCGCACGGCCCTCTTCGGACTTTGCAATCTGCATCTTCCGATCGAGTGGGTTGTTTGGGATCTGCGCACTGGCACCGCTTTGGGACTGTATGCCCAAGAGTCGATTGCGCGCAGCCAACTTCTGCTTGATCGGGTTGCTCATCCGTCCACGCCGTAGATTTCCATTCCGGCATGGGGTCGCAGAGCATCAACGAGCGTCTTCAAGTCGCTGGCCCCGTTGCCCAGACCGATCGCGGTCACGATCGAGGTGCCGAACTCCAGAGCCATAGCGGGCGCCATAGCAGCGAGTTTGCTCCTGCGGTCCCAGACATCGAGTTCGTAAAAGGACTCCACCCCGGCCCTGGCTGCCATCTCCCTGCCGACTTCTTCCATGACGGTCTCGAGGCGGATTGTGTCCCGCCCGGACCCGGTGCGACCGAAACCTGACACGGGGCTGCAGTTCACACAGAGCATAAACCCCTTCTTGGGCCTGCCGGTCTTCACCCTGCCCTGCTGCATCGCCTCTTCGTACCTCTTGGGCTTCTCGGCGGGCGACGAAGACTCCTGCTGTTTGACCTCCTGCTTCGCCGAGGGCGTCGGCGTCTCGTTCGGCTCATCCGATTCGTCTTGGTTCTCGCCCTCCTTGAGGGACCACCGCACCCGGTCCTTCGTGACCTTCACATCGAACGAAGACGAGGGCGGGACCCCCCGCTTGCCTGCGGTTGAGTCGCAGATACGACACGGGCTGCCCTGGGTGTTCAGGCCCGATCCCTTGCAGGCAGGGCACTCGGGGTCGGCCCACGGAGGATCGCCCTGTCCTGACCCCTGCGGCTGCGGCTCGGGCTGTTGGGGCTCGGGCTGCGGTTCGGGCTGCTGAGGGGCCTGCTGAGGGGCCTGCTGAGGGGCCTGCTGAGGGGCCTGCTGAGGGGTCTGCTGAGGGGTCTGCTGAGGGGCCTGCTGAGGGGTCTGCTGAGGGGCCTGCTGAGGGGCCTGCTGAGGGGTCTGCTGCTGGGGCGGCGGCGCGGGCTGGGAACCAGCGGTAGAGGCGGCGCGGCGTGCTGCGAGTCTTTCGGCGAATACTGAACTCATGTCTTGACCTCCTACTGTTACTGTTGTTGTCTTGGTACTATTGGCAAGTCTTTTCCCGAAGTCAACCCTCTTAGTGAGACCTTCCGGGCTTTCGCTGCCTGAGCATATGCTGAGGAACGGACACCCTCCGTAGGCATTACACGCCCGGTCTGTGTTCGGCGGGTCGGGGATTTCGTGCCACTCGTCCACAGAGTCTCGGATCTGCGACATCTCCTCTGCAGACGCCAGAATCTGCTCCCATTTCCTCTCGATTTCCTCTCTGGTCAGTTCGGCCTCAACGGTCTTGACTCGAAGGTCATCCGGGTCCTTGCAGAAGACATTGTGCCTTACCAGAATCTTCTCGGGGACGAGGAGCCCCTGCTCCTCCGCTTCGATCAGTTTCTGTTTGGCATAAATCAGCGCTTGGGTGTTGCTCTTGAGTGATTTGGAGGACTGAGCGTACCGCATCTTTTTGGTGCTCTTGTGGTCCTCGATCCTGTCCGGGTAGGACACATCAATAAAGCCCATGATCTCTATGGTCGTGCCGGTCTCGGAAGCCAGAATGGGGCGGCGGAACTGCTGCTCTATTTGCCTGCCGGGGAGTCTCTGAATCGTGCCGTTTTCGATCGCGGCGTCTACGAGCCTCCGAATGATCGACTCCTCGTCGGGTGTGATTCTCTCTCCCTCGTCGTCGAACTGCCACCCCTCCGGGTACAACTCGACCGGCCTCCCGTCCTCCCCGTACCCGAGATCGTCCGCCCTCATCCATCGCTCGATGACCGCGTGCAGCACAGTCCCGAAAGTAAAGGACCCCTTCTGCAACTGGGGCAGTTTGCGCACCTTGTCGAACCACCACTTGCGCTTGCATGTCTCGAAGGTGTCGAACTGCGACGCCGACACGATCAAATGCCTCCGTTCTCGTTTTTCTTTCCAGTCTTTCACGATGTCTTTTCTTCCTCTTTGGGGTGCCTGATGCTTTTCCACGAGGAAGTAGAAGGAGACCTATCGTATTCTAGTCCTATTCCCGTTCTGGTGTACCAGTTTCCGGTGTTGGTCCTGACCTCTCCCTCGGATGAAACTTCAACCACAGTCGATCTCCGTGTAGTCTTGCTTGCATCTGTGTCTACTGTTTCATACACGGTGTCCCCGACATGGTAGTATTGCTTAGCCAATGATTCCTTTCCCTTCTTCGAGTCTTTGGTGGCAAAGTTCTTCCAGTCTATCACATCTCCAGCCGTCACGCCGGGCCGCGTGGAGAAGCATCTCCGGGTCGATCTGGTGCCATCTCTTGCGGCCCATGTCGGGCCTGGATTCCAGTTTCATTCCTTGGTCGTGTGATTCTTCGACAAGTCCCTTGAGCACATTGCTGATCGAGCGAGAGGTCAAGCCCTCGCCGACCACGGACTTCGCCATGTCTTTGCGGAAATACTCGAGGATCTCCGCCGACAGAACGAAGAGTTTACCGTTCTCGATCGTGATGCCCTGCCGTACGGCCTTGGAGTTGAGTAGTTTGATGATCGCCTCCACAACCAGCGGTCCCCGACCGGACTGAGTGCGCATCGCAAACATCATCTCACTGTTCTGACGACCCTCGACCAGTAGCCGGGGCTCGGGGTGCCCGAACTTCGCTCGGTGCTCGTAGAGGTACATGAAGTGCTTTGCGACCTTGTACTCGCTGGGCCTGCCTCCGTCGCCCTGGATCCATCCCCCGGTGAATCGCACCCCTCCCTTCGCGCGGAGCCAGTGGGCGGCACCGTCCCCGACATCGAAAAGCAGCAGCCGGATCTGGAGCGCTTCCCGGTCCTCGGGGCTCAGGTCCCTGCCTGCAGTCAGGAACCCGACAACATCCATGTTGTTCGCCGCGAAGATCACCCTCGCCGGGTTCTTCGCCCTGATGGGCGCGTGGAACTTTCTGAACGCATTGATCCCGTCACCCCCGACGAGTTCGCGGAATGTGTCTGCGGGGTGTTTGGACCTGCCGGAAGGCCACCCTTCGTTGACCAGCAGGAACGGACTCTCCAGCAGTCCGTACTGGTAGTCCGACACGATGTCCTGCGGCCCGGCGAGCGAGGGGTACTCGAGGCATTCCGCGAGGCCCTGCGCAAACATCTTCTTCCCTGTTCCTGGGTCTCCTTTGATGGAGATGGCGCATATCGGCCCGTCCTCGAAGGCGAGGGAGTAGGCGATCCACTTGCAGGCAAGATCGAAGCCCTCCCCGAAGAGTTGCATGAGCCACTCCTCGACTTCCGGGCTGTATTG